GTAGTCTTCGCATACTCTTTTGCGGATAACGCCTTGATTGCCTTTTCGGGAAGGTAACGTTCACCTGTTGCTTTTGAACCTTGAGTTGACGGTTTACCACTCTTGGTTCTCCACTTTTGTTTTGTCCAAGCTTTTAAGCTCCTCTGTGATTTCTTTAGTGCCATGTTATGTAAGTCCTATTATATCATTATATTATTTCATTTGCAATTTTGTAATGTAAAAAACAAAACCAAACACCAAAAGCAATAGGTTCAAGGTAAAAGAAAATACAAATAGTAAGTAAAAATGTTTCAATAATATCTCTAATCATAAAAGCATTATAACACACAAAATAAACTATCTCAAGAATATTATAAACTTTTTAAATAAAAAATCCATAAAAAGAGAAGTATAATGCCACTAATAGATAATATACTTGCAGCACAAATTGTGGATACTTCTATAATTTTTTTTACTTTACGTCTTTTCCTTTCTATATTTTCTAATCTTTCTTTTCTTACCCTTGCTTGAAATTTTATCCAATCTTGCCACAGTCCGGGTCTTCCAGCATATATCATCCACTGTTTTAGTTCATCTTCTTGTCGTTGTAATTTTTCAAGATGCATAAACTCTTCTAAATCAGTGTGTCCTTTTCTTTTTTTCTTTTGACCTTTTTTTCGTAAAGATTCTGTTGCATATACATACTCTCCGATTTTATGTGCTACATCAGATATTTCTTTTCCATTTTGAATAGCAGATTTTATAACTGCAAAAGCAGCATTTGCAGCAGCAATTTCAGCAAGCATTATTTTCTCTCGTTCATATCATCTTTCATTTTATTGAACAACTGAAACAAAACTTCAATTTTCTTTTCTGCTTGTGCTACCTTCTCAGATATTCTTGATATAAGCCAAGCTATCATTACTAATGCAACTAACTGAGGCCACAATGTCAATAGTATACCTTCAATCATTTACCAAACTTTCTATATATGTTTTACCATCACCATCTTTTTTTAACTTGACTTTTGCTTTTTTACATACCCAACGTTCATCAAAATTTTTAGTATGTCCCACATTTCTTTCAATCTTACGTTTCATTGAAAGACAATCAGACAAACCATCATAAGGAGTGTATTCTAATGCTGTACCATTAGCATACAAAAAAAGAACAAATATAACTGCAATCATTAGTGGTTACCATTCCTAAGTTTCTCTATGTGTTCTTCAAGATTAGTTATTCGTTTCTCATAAAATTCTAAAGTTAGTTTTTGTTGTTGGTCATATGGTGCACGACCTTCTTCAATTTGTTTTTGAAGATTTTCAAGTTCTCCAGCAATGTGTTCAATAAGCATAAACTGTTCACTGTCTGCTGGAAGACTACCCATTTCACCACGAGGCCATTTAATTCTAAACTCTGTGTTCTGAGTTAAATCATCTTGCATCATTGTGATGCTGGTTTCAATTTGATTAAGACGTTCAATTAAACCAAAATAAGCCCACGTTGCTACACTTGCTGCTGCCACCATAGATATGATGTTTCGCAAAGGCATTTGCAATTCAGTGTTCTCATTTAGTTTTGCTGGCATTAGTTAGCCTTTATAACCACCACCTGCAGCTTTATAACGTTTTGCAAGCATTTGAGCTTTTCGAGCACTCCATTGTCCCGGAGCACCGCCTTTTCCACCTGCTTTGATTTCATTAAACAAACGTTTACGAAGTGTAGGTTTTGTATAATTACCTGCTTGATTTACTTTTGATTTAGGTTTACCACCAGAAGATAAGGCTTTTACACCTTTACGAGTGTAAGAGCCTTTTCCTTTTTTTGGCTTAACAACTTTAGGACCAAATTGTTTTTGCTCCAAAGTCTTTGCCATTGGGTTTCGTTTCTTTTTTCCTGCTGTTGAAAGAGCAATCGCCACAGCTTGTTTCTGTGGCTTGCCCTCTTTTTTCAGCTTACGGATGTTCTTGCCAACTGTTTTAGCAGAACGACCTTTTGCTAATGGCATTGTAGATCTCCATTATTTTTTAGGTTTACGAGCACATCCCCAACCTCGTTGCTGACGTGCAACAACTTCTGATTTAGGTTTAGAAATCTTACCACCCTTTTTGTATTTCTTTGCAAGTTCAGGTGACATTTTCTTTTGTACTTTTTCTGGAAGTTTAGAAAAACCTTTATATTTAGAAGGTGCAACTTTTTTTCCTGATTTACGTTTTACTGTTTCTGGTTGTCTTTTTGTACTACCTGTTAAAAGTTTAGTAGCTTGTGCTGTTGACATTCCTTTTGGAATCTCATATGTATTTCGTTTACCATCAACAGTAATATTTACAAGACGTTGAGTATCTTTGCTATATGTACCATCAAATCGTTTAGGCATTACCTGACCACCTTTGCTTGGACGATAGCCCGGATCACCTTTTGGTGGTCCTTGTACTGGTGGACGAGGTTTAGGCATAGGCATCTTTTTAGGTGCTGGTTTAGGTGCTGCTTTTGCTTTAGGCATTTCAGACTTAGGCATTACCTGTGTAGCTGCTGCTCCAGCCTTACCAAGAATAGCTAAACGTTGTGCCGGAGTAAGACGTGCAGTTGAGCCACGTGTCATACCTGAACGTCCAGCAGAAGGTACAGAAGACCGTGGAGGACGAGGTGGACGTGGTGGAGGTGCTGCAGGTGCTGTACGACCACGAGGAACTACAGCAGTGTTTTTAGGTTTTGCTGTACGTTCTGCAGTACGAATAGTACGAAGTGCTCGGCTTTGAGCAGGAGAAGCTTGCTTTGGCTTTGCTGCTGTTGTTGGGCTTGTAGATCGTGTAGCTCGTGTTGCACGTTCTGCTTGTTGAGCACGAGAAGGTACTGCACGAGAACCTGCTCCCGGAATAGCACTAAAAGGTTTTGCATTTGCCAACTGTCTAGGAGTAGGCTTTGTATTAATCTTTCCACCTTTATCAAGTACATCACGAAGTTTATTTGGGTTATCTTTACCACGAACCCATTTATAAACTTTATTACCAATAGTAATAAGAAATTCTGCTGCTTTTTTCTTAGACATTTTTCTTTCCCTTTTTCATTGCTTTGCCATAGCCTTTTAATGCTTTGCCACAGCCTTTTGGTGCTTTACCAACTTTACCGCCTTTTTCAAAAAGACCCAAACCTTTAAGTGCCTGTCCTAATTCCATGCCATAATCAGTTGCAATATCTGCAACATCATATACACCCATAGGAATCATGCTCATGCCAAATGCTTTTTTCTTTGACATTTTCTTTTTACGTTTTTTCATGTCAGCCATTATTTGCCACCTTTCATAGCTTTACCATAGCCACGCATTGCTGCTCCACAACCACGTGGTGAAATCTTACCACCGTTTTTGTATTTACGTTTAGCACTAGGATATGGTTTACCTTTTGATGGTTTTTCTCTAGCACCATGAGTAATGTTTTGTGCACCACCCACTAAATTTTCAAAATACTTTTCGGCTTGACTTTTTTTAGTAAATGTTCTTTCAGCAGTACGTTTACCCTTTGGTGATTTAAGGCCCATAATACCACCTTCTTTACGATAAACATATTGCATAGGATCAGCTTTGATTTTTCGTGCAGTTGAATGTACTTGTTTACGGAGAGATGCAACAATGTTTTCTTTTGCTTTGTTAAAATCTGCTTCAATCTTAGATTTAAGATTGTCACCTACTTGTTTAGTAATCTGACCTTCTTTAACTGCTTTACTAATTTCAGCCTTTTGTTTCATTTCTTTAGTATTAAGTTTAGCTACAGCCTGTTGCTGTTGTTTCTTAATAGAACGTTGGGCTTGGCTCATGGCTTGTTTACTGCCAAGAGTTTTAGCTTTACCTGCTTCTACGTTACGTTTCTTTACTTCTTCCATAGAAGTAGGCTCACCTTTACGTTTAGCAGCTTTTAGTTTTTGACCCAGTGTACGAGTATCGTTACGTGTACGAATAGGACGAGAACCTTCACCTGCTGCTTCACGGATCATAGATGCAGGTGGAGCAAATCGACCAGTGGTCTGTACTTTTGCACCATCTTTTGTTTTAACAACACGAGCCTGACCTGTCTTAA